AGCCCGTCATCGCTCAGCCACCCGACCGCCTCGAAGGCGTCGTCGAGGTCTCCGTCGATGTCGGTCGGCAGCGTGGTACCGATCGGTGCGAGGTAGACAGAGTCGTAGTTGGACCCGAAGATCCGCGCGTTGCCCGAGTCCGTGGTGTCGGTAGCGGCCATGGTTTCTCTCTTTCGTGTGAGCCGGACATGGCCGGCGTAGGTTCCCCGCGGGGAATGGGTCAGGCGCGGTGCCCGCGCACGATGAGTTCGACGGTGAACGTGTAACGGTCTTCCGCCGTGTCGGGGTCCGGGTCGAAGTACGGCCCGGTGACCTCGTGGACGGCTCGAACGAGCGGCATCTGCGTGTAGCGGTTCAACAGCGCGCTCCGACACGCCTGCGCGTCGTCATGCGCCGCCGCGCCACCCGCTGTGAACGTGACCTGTGCACGCTCCACGACGCGATTCATTGCCCCACCGCCCGTGCGAGACAGGCGGACATACCGCGGCGGTCGCGGGTTGGCGACCTTCGTCCCAACCTTCGTCAGCGACGTTTCCGCCTTGATGAACGCGACCAGGAGCGCCTCGACGTCAGGGAACTCAACGGCCGGCATCGATGGCCCTCGTCAGACGCTTGTCGCGCGCCTCCTCGTGGGCGCCCTGAAAGTCGGCCGAACGCACGAACGCTCGTGCCGTGTACCGGTGCGGCCTCACGGCGACCTCGAAGTGGTCGCCCGCTGCCTTCTTAATGCGCTGCGCTCGTGCCGTGACCTCGGCCACGACACCCGGCGAAGTCATCACGGCATTGATTCCCCGCAACTTCAGGGTCACTTTCACTGTCCCCATGCGTCAGCCCTCCCACCTCTTGAGAAGAATCACCGTGTGATCCAGGGCTCCCGTGAAGGACTCCATCGGCGCGGGCTGCCCAAACACCTCGTAGTCGACGCCGGCATGCTCGATCCGATCGGTGGCGAGCACATCGACCCCTGCGGGCGCATACACCGTCCACGCGACCAGGACTTCATCGCGACCGACGAGGTTCTCCTGGGTTGTTCCCGGCTCGACGTAGCAACCGGGGACAGGAGTCCGCGTGGCGCTCGCCCAGTCAGGAGCGTCATTTCCATGACTGTTCGTCACCAGGGGCGCACGAACCACCTGCACGGTGGTCCGGCCGATGGGGCGCGTCATCCGATCCGCCCCAGCCGGTAACCGTCCAGCGTGGCCAGTTCCTCGGCGTTGAACGTGCGGGTCGTGTACTTCACCGACCGCTGCCCGATGCGCTCATTGTCGACACCGACCGGTGTTGAGTAGCCGTCACCCGCGAGCGCGAGAACGACTCCCTTGACGCCGTCCGGGATGACTTCGAACCCGTGGGTGTACGTGACGCGCCAGGAACTGGGTGCCGAAGGCCAAAGGCCGTCCGTAGCGGCGACAGCGCCCGTCTTGAGTGACACAGAGTAGGTGGCCGGATCCATCGTCGTCCACGCGCCGTCTACGAGCGCCTCCACCAGGGAGACCTCCGTGATCGGCAGTTCGGGTAGGAACACGACCAGCGGGCCAACCGGATCCAGGTACACGACGTCGTCCGCCACCTGCGAGATGGTCTGCCCGACGTAGTCGCGCACCCGCCCCGACGCCAGGTTCAGGTACAGGGCCGCGGAGGCGTCATCATCCGCGATCGCCTGCTGAAGGAAGGCGGCAAGCTCGGAAACATCTGCCAGTGCCGCCATGAGTTCAGTCCTTCGTCTCGACATCCGCCTTATCGGCGGTCACGACCTTCGTCTTCTTCGATGCGGGCTCATGGGCCGGCTTCTGACCGGTGACCTCTTCGTAGTCCGACACGTAATCGATCGGTGCCATGAGGGCTCCTTCGTTCGGGGTGTGGGTGGACGCCGAAACGCCCACCCACACGAATGTCACGCGGTGAGGGTGACCTTGCCGAAACCGGCCGGACGGTAGATGGACAGCGCGACACGCTCCTCAGCGCGGAGAGTGACGAGGTTGTTCTCGAAGTCGTTCGAGTTCGAGTTCGTCATCTCCACGGTGATGCCGTTGCGACGCCACACCTGGCCGGACTCCTGGAAACCGCCGACGAGGACGGTGCCCTGAGCGATCGCCGTGGTGACGACCGCGGGGATGCCCCACAGGTTGTACACGTTCGACGGGCTGCCGTTGCCGTACGCGCCGGTGAACGGGCCACCTGCGTAGTACTGGCCCTGCGAGTCCTTGCCGAGGCGGATCGTCTGCCAGTCGGTCGGGTGGATCACGATCGCGTCCGGCTCGACGAACGAGCTCGTGCGAAGCGCCGTGATCTGGTTGAAGATGCCCTCCATCGCCTTCACAGCGGTCAGGCCGGCTGCGGTGACGACGGTGGTCGCGAGACCCGAGCGGTTCAGCACACCCTGCAGGTCCGGGCTGGTGCCCGTACCGTTGAGCAGCTGCTGCTCTTCCTTGCGCTTGACACCGAAGATCATCCGGTTCTGCAGGTAGCTGACGAACTGCTCAGCGTCCTGGAACGTCTCGTCGGTGACCTTCGCGATGTTCGCGATCTTCGTGACGTTGTCCTGACGGCGCGACAGGGTCAGGTCGAGCTGGGGCTTCGCACCCTTCTCAGCGACCGTGTTCGTGAGGTCCTGGAACGCGGCCTCAATCACGTACGAGATCGCCGCCGACGAGGTCGTGCCCTGTGCGAACAGGTCCGCGATGGTGAGCGGCTGGTACTTCAGCGGCAGAATGCCGGGGAGGCTCTGCGGCAGCACCAGCGCGCCGGCCAGACCGGCACCACCAGCGAGCGCGGGCACAAGACCCTCGTCGATGGTCGTTGCGGCCTTGGTGTCGACCTCCACGGTGACGCCCTTGGACTGGCCGTTCAGCATCGACTTGTAGCCGTCGCTCTCCACGACCTGCTGCGCGAACGAGCGGCGCTCGACGCGAGCCTGGGGCTCTTCCTCGGCCGCCTCGCCGCCGACGATGAACCGCTTCGCGGACTCGTGGACGGAGACGATCTCCTCGTAGGACTTGAGTTCCTCGTGGAAGTCGTCGAGCTTCTTCATCTGCTCCGCGGGGGTGAGAGAGGTGTCGTCCACGACGGCCTGCGCCTTCGTGCCGAGCTCCCGCATCTTCCGCTTCGCCTCAATGACACTGGTCATTTCGATCCCCTTTCGTGGGAACGACAAAGGCCGCCCGTGGGCGGCCTTGAAGGTGGGTGGATGGTGTTGGTTCAGACCACTTCAGCGGCGTTCCGGATTTCCGCCAGGCGGGCCTGAACCGCCTTGGAGTCGGCATCGTCAACGGGGGTCACAGTCACGCCGGACCCGGGGGCTTTCGCGCCGGGGTCGGGGGTGTCTGCAGCGCCGGAAGACTCCGCATCCTCATCAGGGTCGGGAATCCCCAGGGATTCCATGTATTCGTCAAGCGCGACATCCGCCGCCGTGACGAGATCGATCGCCTGCGCCACCTCGGCGGGCAGGGACTCCTTGTCGAGCGCCGACAGGATGTCAAGCGCCTCGTCCAGAGCGGCATCCGCGGCCTGCACGAGGCTCGGGCCGTCATCCGTCGCATCCTTCACCTGGACATTCGACGCGCTCTTCGTGCCACAGTCGGCACCGAGCGCGGCAGCCGAATCGTGGATGGACTGGATCTTCTCGAGGTCCGACCCCGAGTTGCGTGCGCCGGCCTTCTCAGTGGCGCCCTTCGAATCGAGCACGAGTGCCTCCCTGTTCGACGGGATCGCGACGAACGCACCATTCAGCAGCTCGCGCTTCTTCGCCGCACCCTTCTCAGTCGCCGGCGCGGTCATGAACGCCACAGACGTGGTGCGGATATGCCCCTCATTGACGAGGGTGCGGACCTCCTGCGCACGCGGAATCGACGAATACGTGCCCTCCACGATCAGGTTCCCCGTCTCCGGGTCGATCGACGGAACACCAGACCCCACGGTCGACGCCACAGACATGCCGTGGTCAGCGTCGAACGTGATGTGGTCCGGGAGCGGCTGCTTCCACTCGTCCGGCAGCAGCGTGTCACCGTCACGATCCTGGGTCGGAGCCGACAGCACCACACGGAAGTGTCCGGGGAACTCGTCGTCAGGCCCGACCGGTTCGATCGATGCGTCCTTACGGATGACGTTCATGTCAGTCCTTCCCGAAGGTCAGGTCGCACGTGCAACCCGCCACCTCGTCTGCGCCACCGGTCGGATCACCGGGACCATTCATGCCGTTCGAGAACACCTCGCCCAGCGCGACCGTCTCACCGTCCATCGCCGCATGCTCAGGACGCGGGTTCGCGGACGTGACCTGCCACGTCTTCGTCGAGGCGTTGTTCATCTCAGCCGCCGCTATACACGCGATCCCCGCAACCACAGCGACCCGACTGAGCGAGATCTGACTGGCGCGCGCCGCAATCTCACCGTCGAACAGGCCGTCGATCGACTCTTCGTCGTCGATGTCGTCCTCAGGGTCCGTGTTGAGCGCCGCGGAGACGGATGCCGCAGTGGTGCGGTTGATCTTCTCCGCGGACTCCTTCGCGTTCGACTTCACCCAGTCAGCGAGCCGACCCGTGTCGTATGAACCCCCAAGAGACTGAGCAGTCTTCGTGCCGACCGCCTGCGACGTCGCCGCACCGAGCGTCCCAAGGATGCCGGCCAGTTCGTCGTCCCACGCAGCAGGGTCGAACACACCCGACGCCTTCAACGGCAGAGCGGCCTTAACCGACTCACGCTGCCGGTCGAAGAACGCGCGAACCTCACGCTGATGCTCGTCAACCAGCTTCGTGCGCAGTTCCGCAGCCTTCGTCCGTGCGATGCGACCCATGATCGCGCGCACCGAGATACGAGACGGCTCCGCACTCAACGCGGTCGGCATCACATCACCCTCAGTCGAAACCGGGGGGCGAATGTTGCTACCCAGCGGCACCAGTGCGGCGTTCGCGTAGATGTCGTCCATCTTCGGGTCAGCCGACCGAGCCATACCGATGATCTCGAGCGCCTGGTTACCGGTGACGATGCCCGCATTACGCAACGCCGTCGCCTTGTCCACACGCGACTCGAAGTCACCACGCAGCACGTCATCCAGGTCGAACTTCGCCACACACGTGCCCGCATCAGCGAACTCCGGGCGCAGGTGGAAGTCGATCACCGACTCCACGTCCTCGAGGCGGGGAGTCATCGTGTCGCGGTACATGGACCGCATCTGCTCGGTGATGTTCGAGAACGTGGCGTGGTCGAGGATGTGCACCACAGGCGGCGGGACGTCGTACACCATGCAGGCTTCCTGCATGTTCAGCTTCCGCGACTCGATGTACTGCATGTCCTCAGAGTCGAGTTGCTGAGGAACCGCAGTCAGACCCTCTTCGAGGATCAGGGGCCGGCCCATGTTGTCCGAACCGGACTGCAGCGCCGCCACCTCGTTGCCGAGCCGCTTCACGGCGGCATCAGACAGCGTCTTCGGGTGCGACAGAACCAGCGAGGGCCGTGCACCGTTCTTCCAGAACGACGAATTGGCGCGCCGGATCGCATCCTCATTGGCGAGGGTGGTCCGCAGGGGCTCGAGGCGGGACATGCCGCGCATCAGGTTGTCGGAGTTCCAGCGGAGGAACGGCACCACGTCATCCGCGGAAGCCGTCAGGATGCCCGTCTGGCCCACACCGAGCGAGAACGTGTACTCCACGTCACCGGCCTGGTTGCGCCTCACAGAGACGCGCGAGGGGTGCATGGGCACCAGTTCCACGACAACGTCGTTCTGGTCCCGGATCTTCAACAGGAACGCCTCGCCGTACACCTCGTACGTGGAGAACACCCACCGCCAGAACGAGAACGGCGACAGGAAGTTCGACGGCGACGCGATCAGACGCGCATACGGGGACGACGAATCGAGCTCGCGCCCGTCAGACTCCGTGTTCCACACCTTGATCGTCAGCCGCGCCGCAGCAGACGCAACCTTGTCCACCACCGTCGCGATCGACGGCTGAGCACGGTACAGGGCACCGTACGTCGCCACCTTCTGAATCAGTTCAAGGCTGGACTGGGCGTAGAAGTACCCATTCGACAGGGTCGGGACGATCTCACCGAGCGCCTGCGGGGCGATAGGGGTTCCGTTGGAGATGATCACACACTCACCCCCGACTGCATGTACGCGACGTGGTCACGCGGCACGAACAGCTGCCCATCGACCGGAACCTTGTCGTCACCCGTGATCGCGAACGCCTGAACCATGTGAATCGTGGACGCATCAGCATCCAGCACGACACCCTCGAATGTCTCACCCGTCGACAGGGTCACAACGAACCGCTCGCGACGCAGAGCACGGATAACGCGATCACGACCCACGGTGAACCCCCCTAAGCGAGGGCCAAGCCCCGCGTCTCGTAGATCGACGGCCCGTTATCGGCCCCATGTACGGCAATCAGCCACACAGCGCCCATCCAGGCGATCAGCGGGGCCGCATCCTCGATGCTGTGCTTCCGGTCAATCAGCCACCCGTCCGCGGCCGGCTTCGTCACAGCAGTCATCGCCGCCACATCCAGAACCGCCTGCGTACCGTGAGTGACCGTGCGCTCATGGACCGCGTCGTAGACGATGCCCGACGAACGCACCAGATCCGCGCCCGCCCACTGCACGAGCTCGATACCGGCATCCTGGAACGCCGGCACCATGCTCGACACGGGCGCACCATTCGTCTGCAACGTCACCAGCGTCGGCCGCACACGACGTTCCGGGGACTGCAACCACGGGACGATCCAGTCAGTGCCGGCGCGCGCCGCCGCAATCTCGCCACGAATCCGGCCCTCAGAGTCGTAGAACCCAACCGCGATGTACGCCATCTTCCGGTCGTACGAGATGTCCACGCAGTACCCGAACGGCTTATCCGTGTCACGCTGCACTGACGCGACGCGCGTGCCTTCCCAAGAGCCCTCCGAGAACGGCCCAGTACCAACCGTGTCGACGAACTGGCACAGCACCTCAGTGCGGAACACGCCCTCAGGGTCCGTCCCAGCCGCAGCGGAGATCGCACGCTCGTCGATCGTGTACCCGAGCGACGGGTTCGCCTCAGCCCAGCCGGCCTTATCCCGGATGCCGCGACCAGGAGCCGCAGACCACTCGAAGATGCCCAGCGAGTCGTCGCCGTCATCCTCAACATCGGTGAGGGACGCCATGCCGTCTTTGCCGTCCGGCCATGCGAGCGCGCGATGCGCGAGAGACCGCAGATGACGGAGAACCACCGAAGTGATATCGCCCGCGTTCGACGCCGCCCACACCTGAGCACGCCGACGCGCCATCGTCGTCTTCGTGACAGCGCCCCACGCCTGCCAGTTCTGATGCTCACGCAACTCGTCGAGCAGGACCAGATCACCGGACAAGCCACGACCACCGCGACGAGACGCCGCAGTCACCTTGTACCGCTCACCCGAATCCAGGCGAAGCGCCTTCTTCCCGTTCGTCCGATCCACATGCTCGATCAGTTCCGCGAGCTCCGGGATGCCCTCCGCGATCTCAACCGCACCCATCCACTGCTCTTCAGCAATGTCCAGGCTCTGCGCGGTTCCGATCACGAGCGGCGCGCCCTCGGCGTACATGCTCCACAGCGACAGAACCTGCATCAGCGTCGACTTGCCGTTCTGGCGCGCGACGAGGAGAAGGACCGTGCGGAACCGGTACGACCCGTCAGGGTTGAGCTCGAGTGCACGAATCAGAAGTGCACGCTGCCACGGCAGAAGTTCGATCTCGAGGATCTCTTCCGCGAACGCGATGCAAGCGAAACCCTTCGACGTCTCCGGGGTCAGCTTCCCGCGCGGAGGTGTGCAGATGCGCGGCTCAGTCGAACCAACCAGACCGATCGAACGCTTCGCACCAACCGTCGCCGCATACGCAGCCCCAGGACTACGCCGACTTGCCTCCGCGGAGAGCGGTGAGCTTTGCTTTCTTGTCACTGCCAGCCTCCGGCTTCACCTTCGCCGCGGCGCGGGCCGCAGGAGTCGCGAGCATCTCGCGCATCAGGCCAGTGAGGTGCGGCATTAGGTACAGGGCCTTGGTGAGCTCCTGCCCCTCGCACGTCTGCACGGCAGTGTCGATCGCATCAGCCATCGTCCGAGCCGCACGAACCACACCGGCATCCACCGGCTGCAGAAGGTTCGACTCAGCAATGGACGCATCAACGGCTGAGCGCAGCGTCTCGTGATTGAACGGGCGCGATTCCATCGCGGTTCCCCTTCCGGACATTGCATGCGGTGTGCGCGCACTGGACGTTGTCGTAGGTGTGCGATCCGCCGTTCGACATCGAGACGATGTGGTCAAGGCTCGCGTCATCGGGCTCGACGTCGTCGCCGCAGATGCCGCAGACCCAACCGTCGCGCTCGAACACCTCACGGCGGTTGATGACCTCATACTCGACGCCATGCCGAGCGGCGCGCTTCTTGAAGTGACCGTGCTTTGGCCAATCCTTACCGGCAGCGAGCGCGGCCTGACGGTAGTGACGCATGCACAGCCCGCGGGAGACGCATGCCTCCGCATCGCACCCCGCTACTGAGCACGGTCGATCAGTGCGCCGAGCCTCCCGGCCGCGGTACTCGTACTCGCCAGCCCTTCGCTGGTTCACCACGCTCGTGCGCAGGTAGTAGTCGTGCCGTCGCCTCGCGTCCGTCGCCTTGTCCCGCTTCGCGTCTCTCACGCGATAGCGGCACTTCGGTGAACAGTACCGCTGCACTGCGGACTTCTGCTCGAAGTCGTTGCCGCACCCATCGCACACCATCGCCTGACCTGCTTTCCTCGCGCGCGCACACGCGCGCGATGGGGGTGGGGGTCGTGGAGGGAGATCACCACTGCCCATCGAGTCGAAATCGAGCGAGCCGTGGAGATTCCGATACCCCTGCCCCCTATGCGACCCTGCATGTGATGGGGGTGGGGTGCCTCGATCGATCACCATTGCTCGCTGGTCTGCCCTATCCCGTCGGCACTCGTGTCGTTGTCGCTCTTGTGCTTGTTGCATGATGCATGAGCGGGCGCCCAGTTGTTGGGGTCGAACTCTAGGTGAGGGAAGCGCTTGCGACTC